AAACAAGCAATAAACGAACTACAGGAACTACTAAACGAAACAGCAACAATGGTAACAAACAGGGCACACAAACTACGACAACACAGAGGCAAACCCACACTCACCAGAGAAGATGTACAACTAGCAATTGAACAACTAGAACCGGAGGAATGAACTATGGTGACATTTGTAATAGATGAATGGACTATTGTAAGTATTGTTATCCCTTTTGTAATAGTAGCATTCATGCTTTTATTTTTTAGTCTTACAGAAACAAAAAGTCAATTGAAGTATGAACAATGGGGATCATCATATTACGAGAGGAAGTATAAACGATACCAAGATATGTATTTGGAATATAGACAAAAATATGAAGAACTGCAAAAAACTATGGAGGAAGATCATGTTAAACATTAATCAAGCTACAACTATTATTATTGTGATGATACTATTCACTAGTGCAGGGGGATTAACTGTTACAGGATATGATCTATTGAAAGTAAGTGTTGCTTCAGCAATTGCAGGAGTAATCATAGTAATGATTGCAGACTTCCTACACTCACTATAGAGGGAGGAACATTATGAAGGACAATAGCATAGTGAACATGGAAATACCTGACAACCATGTTCTCATAATAAACGACAGCACATACAAACGATTAGAAAAATTAGCAGAAAAAGGTGTTTGGGGTAATGTGCTAGAAGCAGACCCCTCACAACTCATAAATTATCTCATAGATGTCCATGAGGAAACAATTATAGTACGTGTTGAAGATGAAGTGTTCCGTTTATTCCCCTTTGAAATTGAGGTTGTGGCTGATGATGATCAGAAAAAATCAAAAAAAATAGCAGAAAAACTTAAGAACCTCAATGAATGGGAAATTGTAGAAGACATAAAGGAAACACTACATGAAGCAATAGAGGAAATACAAAAAATAGAAAGGTTGGAGAACGAGAAATGAGTGTAACATTTTTAATAATTCAGTTTATAACTTTGTACTTTTTCAATTTGTTGTTTGATTATCCACTTCAGGGCAGCTACTTGGCTACTGAAAAACAACATAACAATTATTTATTGTTTGTTCACTGTGCCATTTGGGGTTTTGGATTATCAATTGTACTTATACCTTTAGGTTTGTACACTTTGTGGAAGGTTGTAATGTTGGTGGTTGGTCATTTTGTTATTGATAAGTGTAAGTGTATTGGTTGGATTGATTTGTATGAGGATCAGTTGTTGCACTTTTTACAAGTAGTATTCTGTTTGGTTTAAATGGAATTTTGGATGAAGTAAAAATAGATTGGATGGTTACAAAATGTAACCAACAATAAAAAAGATGTGGAGGAGAGATAATGACTAGCTGTAAGAAATGTAAATATTACTATAAAAGTGATATAGATGGTAGTGATAATTGTTTTGTTTTTGTTCCTGCTCATTTGTATGAGGACATAAGCAAAGATTGTTGTGCTTACACGGAGGAAAATGAGGAGTCTGATAAAATGACAGAACAGGAATATCTATCCCAGACAATAAACATCTGGAACACAACAGGATACGACAACACATTAGACATAGAAAACAATAAATTCATAGACAACCTATTCACAGAAAGTTTCATAGGACAACAAGACACAGGATACTACAATGTAATACTTGATGAGAACGGATTCATGAAACTATACAAATTCCTGACAATGTTACTTGCATACAATAGTTTAAGTGATGAGTACCTAGATGACCGTGAGGGAGTATGTGATTTATACTCATTAATGGTTGATGCAATCAAAGGTGGAGAAATTAAGGGAATACAATTAGAATATGTATTAACAGATGAGGAGGAATAAATAATGGATTTGAAAAACTATGAAGAATTTATGAAAATCACTGATGAGATATCATTTAGAGAATTACTCAGGTCATATGATGATTGTAACACTGAAGAAAAGAAGATAGTTAACGGACTTGTACAGAATTACCTTTATTTTCTTCGTATCCGTGATGAAGGAATAATTCTAAAATATGATCCGAGTATATGGGACGAATCTTATGGAACAGAAGAACATCATTAGGAGGGAATAATGTTATGACAGAAAGAGAAACAAGAACATATGAAATAACAATGAAACCAGAACAACTAAACGTACTAGAAGCATTTTTCAGAACAATGACAATGCTAGGAAAAATAGGTGCAAGCCGAAAACTAGTAGTATACATGGATGGAGACGGGGCAGTACATCCAAGCATCAAGAAAGATGGTGAAGAAATACCAAAGGAAGCATACAACGAAGACTTTGGAGATGGAAGAATAAGTGATGAATGTGAGTTCTATGTTCACAATGGTGAAAACTATGTGTACAAAAGTGAATTTGAGATATACTATGACTTAGGATAAAATGAGTTGGTAATCCTGTCTGATGATACTCTTATATTACTCACATTGTGGGCATTCTGTATACTATGCACGTTCATTATCATGAGGGGATTAGTATATGTGAGAGTAATCCCATAACTATAATACAAGAAGGAGATGAAGAATTATGCTATCTAATATTATGAGAGAATGCAAAGGAGTCCCATTTATACTGGTACGAAAGAAGGAACCAACCAATTACCCCCAATTTCCGTATGAAACAGAATACCGAATATTCTATGACTACGAAGACAACAAATACTACCAAAGTGGAAACGAGGAACTAAAAGAAACATACACAGACAAACAAATACAAGAAATATTCAAGGAATTAACCCCAAAAGCAAACAAGATAATAAAACTACCCGAATCAAAAATATACCTCAAATTCGATAAACCTAACCAGTATGGAGTAACTGAATGGGAAACACATAAGGGGATAGGAGCTTTAACAGAAATAAGTGGAGAATGTGGAAAAGTAACTGATGTAAAACTCTTAACATATTATCCTGATTGGCCTGACATGTTCAGACAGCCAAGAGAAGCAGAGTATGAATTCAACAATATAACCCCACTTATTTTTGAAGAGGTGAAAGAATAATGGAATTTACTTTATGATAGTGAAGGTTTTGTAAGGACTACAAACTTCTTTAATAGTCCCATTTAACCACCCAATAATGGAGGAAAATATAATGGAAACAATAATTATGAAACCAGATCAATTCACAGGATTCATGGAAAGAGTATCAGGAAATATAAGACCACAAAGCATACTTAACACGATACAACACCTAAATCAAAGTAAAACTCTACTTATCCAGGATGTAATTATAGAAAATAAAGATTTACAAAACGTGGAATATTCCTTACACGTGGACTTGGACAAAAAGGATATCCTGATTTGTTATGAACATAGGGGGATACATGAAATAATCCTCACTAATATTGAGAGTCTTACTGTTGAAGTGGATGCACATACTGAAGGAGCAATAAATTCTTATGGTGTCCCTTGTTTTAATACCACTTTCAAGAATTGGTTTACTGTTACTTCTACTTGTAAGGACTATTTTGACATTAGTACTGAACTCAGAGAAGGATTAATATCAAAGGTGAAAATATTATGACTGTAGATGAAGATTATAATTACAAGGAATTGCAAGAAGAATGCAGGGAATATCTAAGAAAGGTAAAATTTACTCCGGGTAAAATAGTGAATTGTCCACCAATAATGGGAAACACTAGAGGTACAATGAATTATGATAAATGCAACAACATGCAGAAACCTAATCAAAAAAACAAGTGGACTAAGAGTAAGTACCAAGCAGGAAAAACACTTGGAGAAGTAATAACAGAAAAAACCACACTAATCGCACGAACAGCAAAACAATTAGCAACACTTGATGGAAGAAAAACAGTCCAACGAAAAGACATACAATTAGCAATTGAATTGTTACTATAAGAATAAAACCAACATCACCCCCCCCCCATTATCATACTACTATTTTTTTTGTTTTTATCCCCTCAACAATTGCTTAACTGTATATGGTAAGGGGGAATATTACAATAGGTTATCTTTATGAAGCTCCAAGATAATACTAAAAAAACAAAACCAGCATGTCCAGAATGCAATAACACAGTTCTCATCGAAGATTTCATACGATGTGAATTATACTGTAAACATTGTGGACTTGTACTGGTGGCTCCCCCTTGTCATGGGTTAGTTTTTCCTGGTGTGAAGAAAAAAATAATCCACTTATCCAAGAAATAAACTTTTCATTACTATCACAAAAATAAATGATTAGAAGGGAAAAAGATTAATAGTTGAAAAAGATAATACGATGATGACAATTACAAAGGCATAGGCAAGTTAAACTAATATGGGGATTATCCAAAAATAATTTTTTTTTATGATAAAATGGGTATTGTGTGCTTATATACTACATGTTACTTTCCATATCAGTACTCGTGGATCCAAAAAAAAAGTTTTCTGTAATTTTATGTTGGCATTTTGTTTGAATTATTGTAAACATGATATTGTATCTTAAATTACTCCTAAACTATCTGAGCATAATTGTTAGAACGTTTTTCACATAACATTGACTTATTAAGTAATAAAAAATACTTTAACCGAACTTAGTTTATTAGTTACTATTAATTTGTAATAACAAAAAAAAAATAATAAAACAACAAGGGGAAAAGACTTTAACACAATATTTGGACTGTTAAAGCATTTGTAAAAACATTTTTTCGTAAATCACCAAAAATGGTTTGTGTCCACAGTATAGTGTATTTTGGAGTAGCAGTGATTTATCTAACTGTTTCTTGTATACCCATCATCATATGAGATTATTGTATTCCCATATGTGTCTAATTGGTTTGTAAATTGGAGTTGTATTATATTCAACAGTTTTTTTTATCTAATTATCATGGTAAGAGTAAATGATGTAATTATGATTATATGGTTCTGAAAGGGCATTGTTTGAATGATTAATAAAAATTTTATAATAAAATTATCCAATATAATTATTTTATAATATGATAAAATATAATTCATTAGTTATAGCTAAAATTATTTAATAATGATTCCATGGTTCAATTCCATGCAGAACCACCAAAAAAAAGGATTAGTTCCCACCGAAGAGGGTGGAAATTACTTTGATAATAAAATTGGTGGTGTGATGAAATACAAGTACTACAAAAGAGTAGATTCACATATATAGTAGCATGTTGCTTCTGAGCTGCCTTATCCATAAATAATTTGTTTCACGACCCCTAACAGGTCATTTCAAGTATAGCATGGATAATATAGTATTTATTAGGAGAATATAATTCACCAATAGGTAATGTGGATTAGGTGCTGAAGAAGAACGTACACTCATTGTGGCTCCTTGATTGGTAGTAAACATATTATTGTTCACATCACTCATAATATCATTGTCTACCATTTTACTGGGATTTGAAAGGGAAAATTTTTTTATCCAAAAATATATCTCATTACTTATTATTGATCCAATGAAGAAAAGATATTACAAAAAATGAGAATTGGGGTTCGATTCCCCACAAATCCAATAATATATAACCAGAACATATATGGTCTTGAAAGGATAAATTTGTAACACTCTAAACTATTCCTATAAAGTAATAAACAATTAAGGTGGGTTCAATTCCCCCCAAGACCAATTCCAAGATTAAACACCAAAGAAACATGTTGTTTAAACTATTTTTTTTATATAAATCAAAATACAATAAAAACCCAAACCACATAAGAATACTATAAAGGGAGGGAAACAAAAACCATGACATTAAACAAGGAACTACAAACAGCACATGACTTCATCAAAAAACAACACGAAATATACCTGAACAGCAACAAAATAAAAAGCGAAGAAGAAAGACTACGATGGAGTCATGCAGTACAAACCATAGGAAACATAGCATACAACTATGAAATAAACCAAAAAAAGGAGGACACAAAAAAATGAATTCAGAAAACCAAAAAAACATAATAACAATCTTCGGACTCTGCCTAACAATAGCACTAACCGGAACAATACTAATGGCAATACTAGGCAAAGGAATAGAAATCATCACAATATTCATCAGCATAGTAACCACGATAATAGGCATACTAGCAACATTCCTACAAGGAAAAACAATGACAGAAAAACAAACAGAAACACTAGAAAAATACCACATACAACAAGCAATCAACAACACACCAAACGAAGTCCCTGAAGAAACTGGTGGTGGAAGTGATGTGCAATGAAAAACACAAAAGAGAAGAACAAAGATTCCTAGACTACCGAATCAACCAACTAGAACACAACCTATCACAAAGCATAGAAAAACTAGAAAAACAACAAAAAGAAAACAATAAAGAAATACTACAAACACTACAAATCATGCAACAAGGACTAAACGACAACACAAAAACACTCATAGAACTACACGAAAGACAACAAATCATAGAAGAAAAAGTACACCGCATAGACAAACTCAAAGAAGCAGCAACCAAACATGGAGAAGAAATAAGAGCACTCACAGACAGACTAGACATATACAAACAAATACTCATGATCGTAGGAACAGGAGTAGCAGCAGCACTACTCATAGAAATCATCAAATTAATATAAAATTCCCTCCCCCGACCATTTTTATTCTACTCTTTTTTTCTAATTACATTCTATTTTACACATATTAAAACTGAACAATGTACACCCAACAAAAACAAAACCCCCTACAAATAGAACAACCCACACCAATAAAACAAACCAAAAAATAAACAAAAACACACACACAAAACCAAACCCCTAAACAAAAACACAAAACACCCATAAATATCCCCCCCCATTATACATTCACTCTTTTTTAAAAAAAAATTTGTTTTTATCCCCTCAACAATTGCTTAACCGTACAAATATAAAGAACTTTAAAACATTGATAAAAAACACAAAATGCAATGTAAAACAAGTATAATAAAAAAAAAACAACCAAACGGGGGAAACACATGCAAAAAAAAGCAAACAAACAACCCCCAAAAAGCTGGGAAAAACCATACACAAACGGACGAATCAGAGAAGACACAAACCAATACGAAATGTTCAAAATATACGATGAACTAGGACCAACAAGAAGCCTAAAAAAACTATGGGAATACCAATACAGCAAAGAAAAAATAGTACTACACCCAGAAGTACAATACCCCAAAAACATAAGCACACTCTACCGGTGGAGAGACAAATTCAAATACGACCAAAGAATCTCCGACAAAATAGGATACATCTCACAAAAAGTAACAGAACAAACCCTTGAAGAAAACATACGAGCACACAAAGAAGACCTAAAACACAGACTACGCGATGACAAACAAATCAACAAAATAGATGACATACTAGACGAATGCCTAGAACAAATCAAAGAAGGAAAAACACAACTATTCAAATTCATGCAACTATCAGTAGAAGCCAAATCACGAATAAAAAATGGGGGAATAAACACAACCAAAGAAATCAACGAACTAAACAACATAATAGGAAACCTAAACAAAGCACTACACCCAGAAAATAAACGAGATGGCCTAAAAACACTAGCCGAAAGTATAAGAGAAAGTCTAGAAAAACTTGATGAAAAATGATAACCAATGAAATGTACAAATGGGGAGGGTGGAGCAAAAGAACTCTAGAATACATAAGAGATAGCAATGCTTTCCTGAACATAAGTGTAGGTGCTATACGTAGTGCAAAGACTATTAGCTCATTAGCAAGGTGGCAAGTTTTTCTAGGTGAAACAGATCATACAAAGTTCAGTATGATTGGGGTTACTATGGGTGCCTTAGTACGTAATGTCATAGAACCTTTCATGAGCATGCTTGAACTTGAAGGGGTGCCATATGATTACAAACCTGCAAAACAAAAACTGTATGTAGACGGTAGAAGTATTGCATTATTTGGATTGGATAAGGCAAATGCAGAAAAAAAGATTCAAGGATATAGTAGTGCAGGTACATTTATTGATGAGTTAACAACTATTCCACAGGAAAGTTTTGAAATGGCACTTACTAGGAATAGTGATACAGGGGCAATGATATTTGCCACCTGCAACCCGGCAAATCCTAATCATTATGTGTACAAGGATTACATACTCAAAGAAAAAGTTAAACAAGGTAGTGTCAAAGTATTCAAATTCCAAATAGAAGATAATGTTAACCTTAGCACAGACTACATAAACCACTTAAAACAATTGTATCCAAAAGACAGCTTATTTTACAAAAGATACATACTAGGGCAATGGGTGTCAGGTCAAGGAGCCATCTACGATAAATTTACTAATGAAAATATTTACAGCAAAACGTTCCCACTTGACTACTATGATTACATTGAAGTAGGAAGCGACTACGGAACAAGTACCACAACATGCTATGAAGTAATAGGAATTATAGAAGCCGAAGACCGCATACGATACGATGTAATACATGAATACGGTTACGATGCCAAACGTGAAGGAGTAACACAAACTGATGCAGAAAGAGTAGAAGACATATACCAGTTACAAGAAGAATACCATCTCAACGAAGACAACGTATTCTATGTTAGCCATGATGCAGCAAGCCTACTCTCAGCACTAGAAAAAGACGAAAGAATAAAAATGACACTAGACACATTCACGCCCAACACACTAGAATGCATACAAGAAATCAGCAGCTTATTTTATCAAAATCATCTACGAATACATGAATCCTGCAAAGAAACAATCAAACAAATCAAAGGTTATGAATGGGATATGAAAGCAGCACAAAAAGGAATAGACAAACCAATCAAAAAAGATGATCACTATCCTGATGCACTAAGAGGTCCTATCATGAATCACTTATATGAAGAGGAGGCAGTCTACTCTGACATAGTCTACCTATAAACCAGAACAATCATATTGTAATAAAACTAATTTTTGGTATATGTGGTGGGGTGGGGTTTTATTACAAAAAAGAAAAGATTTTTTTACTGAAAGTAGTGGAGGTGTAAATATAGGAATCCTAAGAAACATAATAGACAAACTACCCACAATCAGAACACAACACACCGAATACAACGACGAACTACTACACAACCGATACAACACACGAAGATACAATCCACAACGACTACGATACCTAGCACTACGAAACAAGGATGTACAAAGATGCGTACAAATCTACAAAAACACAGCACTAGCATGTGGATACACAATCGATTCAGAAACAAACGAAAACGATAACATACCAACCACAAGCTACCTGAAAAGAGTGATGGAAGAACCAGAAGGACACAACACAACAAGAACATACGCAGACATCAACAGCATAATATGGAAAAGTCTCTTAGTACTAGGAGATTGCTTCTTTGAAATCAGTACTGACAACAAATACGGAATACTAAACGGTTTCAAATACATACACAACGATGCAATCATGTGGAACACCGAAAACGGTTGCTACCAACTAAGAGAAAAACCAGAAGTCATGTATGAAAACTATGAACTAGTACACATGCAAAGACCAAGCATAGTACGAAAAAACAGTCCATGGGGAGTTAGTGTCATAGACAGTTGTGCCCAATACATAGCACTCATAGAAAATGCATTAGACTACAACAACAACATCCTCAACAATGATGGATTAGACCCACATACCATAATCAGTTATGATAAGGATATGAGTCCACAAGCATTCAAAAGCGAAACAAAACGACTCAATGTACTGAAAAGAAAACAGATGAAAACAGGTAATACTGGAGGTATCATAGCAGTAAAAGGTGCAACTGTACAAAAAGCAACCACCAGTAACAAAGATATGAATTACCTGGAAATGATGAAGTTTGCAAGAGACAATATCATACAAGCATTTGGTATACCACCTCAAATTGCAGGCATTATAGAAACTGCAAACCTGGGGGCAGGATCTGGTGATAGTCAAAGAAAAGATTGGAAAACCACATTTGAAGGTGAAAGCACAATCATAGAAAATGCATTCAACAAAGCATTCAAATTCCATGGGTTCACTGAAAGATTCCATTACGGTAAAGTAGATATTATTGATGAATTGTATGATGCACAAGTTAATCAGATACTAGTTGGTTCTGGTATACTAACACGTGATGAAGTACGTAACAATATGGGATTAGACAAATTAAGTAATAATGGTTGGGCAGGTTATTACAGATGAACTTTGAAAACAGAATAAGATTCATACCACAAGCACATAAAGGATTTGGGCAACTAACACTTGATGATTATATACTCAATGAAACAACACTCTATGAAAACATGGCAGCAGCATTTGATGAAACAGTAACAGTTACACTAGAATGGTTACAAACACCAGCTGCTATAGAATACTTCGTAGAGCAAGGTGGAAGATTGTCAACATTCATGAACAATAGTGGAATAAGAGAACAATGGCAATCCATCATAGACAATCGTGCAAGTCGTGGAGCAGACATCACAGAACAAATCTATGACTATGCAAGAAAAGTTAACATGGAAGATTACCTAGTTCCATATACAAGTGCAGAAAAACTTGCCATGAACAAACTATGTGACAATACATACGAGTTAATCAGAAGTGTTACCAATGACCAAATCACAAGCATAAGAAGACACTTAATACAAGATTACGCGGAGGGTGTGAACCCAAGACAAACCAGCCTAAAAGAAGCATTAGAACAAATACAACTAGAACCCATAAATGGTTTATCACCACAGGAACGTGCAGAAATGATAGCAAGAACCGAAAGTGCAAGAGCACTAAACACTAGTACACTTGAAACATACAAAGCAGATGGTATCACAATGGTATCATTATACAATCCTGATCAATGCGATGAATGTGCAGAATACAACACTCCAACACCCATCGCGGAAGCAATAGAAATTGGAGTAGTACATCCTAATTGTCGTTGTACATGGATACCAGAAACGGAGATACAATAATGGTCAAATCAAAACAATTCAACATATTTCAAGAAACAATCAAAAGTGTCACAGAAGAAAACGGTGACTTATACATAACTGGTATAGCCAACACTGGAAACCGAGACCTTGTAGGAGACATCGTAACTGACACTGCACTAGAAGAAATTGCTGCACAAGCTGTTAACCGTAACTTACATTTCAACCATAACGGTAATTATGATGATACATTAACAGAATTAACTGAAAGTATTATCGGAGTAATTACTGAAGCAAAAGTTGTTCCGGAAGGTGTGGAAATAAAAGCCAAAATACTTCCGAAACATGTAGAGGTAATACGTTACTTCCTGGAAAATGAAGTTAAATTCGGATTAAGCATAAGTGGTAAAGCACATTATGTGGATAACAGTTTTGAAGAAATAGAAAGTTGGGATCTTACTGAGATTAGTCTTGTTCCCATCCCATGTGATCAGGGTACTATGGGAACTGTAAGAATCAGTAAAAGTTTCAATGATTTTATAACATATACATTGGAGGATGAGAAAATGGCAGAAGAAGACGTAGTATACATTACACAAGAACAAGCAGAAGAATTAATTAATGCTGCTTTCAATGAAAAAGAAGAAGAACTCCTTGAACAAGTAAGAGGAGAATTAAAAGATGAATATGAGACCAAAATTAATGGTCTTGTAGAACAAGTTGAAGCACTTACCACTCAAGTACAAGCATTAACCGAAGGTAATGAAGGTGAAGGTGAGGGTGAAGGAGCAGGACAAGAAGGTAAACCTGCAAAATCCGGAGACAAAGAAGAAGATGAAAAATCTCCTGAAAAAGAGGAAGAAGAAGAAAAAAGAATCGACTCATTAGTAGAGAAAAAAACAGAAGAACTTCTAAAACAAATCTTCGGAAAACACTCACCAAACTTCAACTACAAAAATGAAGACAAAAAACAAATACCAGAACAAAAAAGTTTCACACCTCGTGAAATAGCAGAAATCATCACAGGAGGCAAATAAGAATGTCAGGATTAGATCAACTTGCAAAAGTAATGCAAAAAAGTATGGAAACAACAGCAAACCTAGCATCCGGTATGGGTGTAGACATAAACGAAGACCTTGTAATGAAAACATTCCAATACAGTCCATTATTACAAGTACTGGAAGGTAAAGGAAGAACCAGAGATGTGAACAAAGCAGAAGTAACATTCTTCCGGGAAGAACCAACCAACACTGCAGCATTCATAGATGAAGGTGGCCAGTTACCAGCATTCGGAGAAACCAGTTACACTCCAATCACCGACCGTATGAAAGAACTTGCAGAAAGTATCAGCATCAGTGAAATGGCACAAGATGGTACTGATGTAGTCGACCTTGCAGAAAGAGAAATCACAAGAAGTTTCTTACAAGTAGACACCCTACAGGATTACACCTTATTACAGGGAACCGGTACTGCAGCAAGCAAAGACTTTGCAAGTATCCTCAAGGATATTCCAAATGATAACAAATCAAGCGTTACTCCGGCAGGACCTGTAACTGAAGATGCAATTGATGACATGCTCATACAAGTAGTGGATGAATGTGGTGGACATCCTGACATACTTGTAACAGACAACTTTGTAGCAAAACAATTAAAAGCAATTGCAGCACCATACAGAAGATACAATGACAAAGTCGAAATAGGATTAGGATTCAAAGTAGCAAGTTACGAATCACCTGATGGTAGTGAAATACCTATCCTCGTGGACAAAAACATGCCATCCGGTACAAAAGCAAGTCCATCACACAAAATAGTTGCACTCGATACAAGTGCAGTGGACATAGCATACCTCCACAGACCAGCAGTAAAAGAAATGCCTAGTACAACACTTTCAAACAACTTCGTAGTAAGAACACACGTAACAGCATGCAACATTGCACCATGGAAATGTGGATTACTAGAAGGTATCACAAGCTCATCCTAAGGATTAGGGGGAGTATGATATTTATGAGTATGGTTGAAGATTTACGAAGCATGCTCATAGCTCATGGAATAGATGCCACAAGCTATACTGATGGCATGCTTGAAAGTTTCATATTGGAAGCCAAAGTACTAGTAGATGAACCATTCATGTTTGATGAAATCACTGAAGATTACGATCCAATGTTTCATGATGATGTCTACATTACTAGTAACTATCCACTAGTTGAAGTGATGAAACTAACCATTAATGACAAGATTGTAATACCTGAGTACACATCACCTGATGGAATACTTTTCTTGGATAAACCATATCATGGAAAGCTGAAATGTAAGTACAAAGTTGGATTAACAAACGATGATATTCAATCATACTTGTTACCTATAGTGGTGGGTATGGTACAAGAAAAAGAGGGAATGAATGTAGCTAGTATTAGTGAAGGTGATGTAAGCATCGGATATGACACCAGTAATGGTTACGGTTCACAAGTATCACAACTTGTACAAACATTGAAGAACAAGTACAATGGAAGGGTGGTGTTCATTTGATACACTTCCCTGACATTACTCTTCACAGGTATACTTATACCACAACAGGTAAAGGAGTGTACGGTGAAACAGTCCATGGATATGAATACTGTGATGACATAATAGTTGATTTCCAAAATGAAAGTAATGTTGAAATAGCAAAACAGTATGGGGTAGAATTACAGAACCTGTACAAAATATACTGCGATATAAATGTTACACTAGAAGATAATGATCAACTACGAGATGACAATGGTAATAAGTACCATATCATTGGTAATGTTCAAAAGTATCCTAAGTTTCATAAGTACCAGAAAGCTCACATAGTACTAGAAAGAAAATAAACTGAGAAAAGGGGTGTAATAAGTTTATGGGTGTAGAAATGAAAGTCAAAGAATCCGTACATAAAAAACTGGACAATGCACGTATGAGAAGTGCAATGGAGAAAGCAGTTAAACAAACAATGTACGACTTGATGAAAGCAGCAATAAAAGAAGCTCCAGGTCCTGGAAGAAGCAGAACACCTAACCCTACAGGGAACCTCAGAAGAAGTCATAGTGTAGAAGTAAGACTTGACAGTAACATGATAGAAGGATTACTCAAGAACAGTGCCAACTATTGGAGATATGTTCAATTTGGTACTAGTAAAATGGATGCTGATGATTTTGTTACAAGAGCTTTCAATAAAGTAGAACCATCAAAGAAAACAGCAGAATATTTTCATAATCTTTACAAGGAGTGAAACATTATTATGAATTGTTTTGAAGCATACCTTGTAGAACTATTTCAAGGACATATTACAGTTGAGGGTAAACCTGTGGAAGTAGTACGAAATTTCAGTAACAAACCAGGATTACCAGTCATTACACTTGACCTTAGTCCGGGTGTAACTACAGAAAATTATCATCGTATCATAGGTGAACCCAAAGAAAAACTATATTTTCACAGGGTTGCAGGCATTAACATTAACACGTGGTGCAATACTGAAGAAGAAAGAGAACAAGTTAACAATCAGATAATGGCTTGTTATTATGATTCATTGAATCATCATTACAGGTACTGTTCACAGTATGATGATGGAACTTGCCTAACTCTTCATAAAACTTGCAAAGCATTAAATTCTAATACAGTAAGGGCAATGAAGAAGAAATGCCCACAACCTGATACTTATGGGTATGAATGTTTATCTGACAAGCATGAACTACTTTTTGGTACTATCACTATTGACCCTCCATTCTTTATGGATGAATATAATGAGCATCCACCATTGTTACGAAGTATATTCCGTTCACAAGCACATTATGTTGAGAAAGTCAGTGAACTTGGAACGAATTTCCAAGGTTATGAATTCATAGAACATGAGGAGGATTAAGTATGGCAGATAAGAAGAAACCATCATGGGCAGAAGAAACGAAGAAAAAGCAGAAAACTGAGTATAAAAATAAATAACTCAAAAACTTGAAGCAAGAATAAAAAAAATTATTAATTTGGAGGTATACTAAAATGCCAGAAGAACTATCCGGAATTTACTTCGGAGAAACAGTTTCAACCATAACTTCATCCACAACAGAGGATGAAGACTTATGTTTCTTAGTACAAACCAGTACTGCAATAGAAACACTTGATAACCAACTTAAGTATTACACAAACATAGAAGATTTCAAAACAGATGTCCAAGATAAAGGATTGACAAAAACAACCGAATTCATAGAAGCAGTACTTGCACTCGCAGGTAGAAACAGATTCTACGTATACAGTATCAAAACCGATACAGCTGCAGGATTCAAAGAAGCAGTAACATGCAGTACAGACATCAAAGAAATAAGAAAAGTAATCTACTTTGAAGAAACTGCATCCACCCAACAAAACAGTCTTTCAACAAAAATGAATGCACTCGCATCAGCATGTCATGATGTCTACAAATACGGAGCATTCAGAATTGCATATGTAATACCAAAAGCAACAATAGAAGCAGCAGTAGCAGCAGCAGAAAATGTATTACCAGCAACAACTGTTGTAAACACATTCCAAACATTACTAACAGGTGATGGTGATGGAAGACTTGCAATAATGGTACCAGACCAAGAAGCAAATGTGATGGCAACAATCGAAGCATCACCATTCTATCAAGATGCAGGAAAAAACAACCTACTCGGAACAGTAGGAGAACTCAAATACAAATTTACTCGTGAACAAATGAAAACATTACTAAACCTTGGTGTAATGTTCATCAGATCACGCAGAATAAGTGGAACAATCCAATACCGCCTTGAAGGGGGAATAAGCACCTCATTCAAAAACGGAAAAGCAGATGGAACATTATCTGCAAGACAAACAGCAGATGAATTATTACATCAATGTGACATAGCACTTGATGCACTTATCAACGATGAGGATCAACTCAACAACGTTGCATTTGCACAAACTGCAGTTGATGATGTAGTAGGTAATTTCATTGCAGGTCAATATGTAACTGAAAGTGGAACTAATCTCAAAGTAAGTGATGCAGGAAACATGAAGTTCACAATCACTGGAGAAATAGAAACTGTAAAACCACTCAGAACAATTGAAGTAAACACAATAATAAAATAAGAGGGAGTGTAAAATTATGGCATGGATAAGAACAGACCTAAGTATTGTACGTGTATATGTTCAAAACACGTGGTATGACATTACATGTGGAAAACCAAAAATCACAAGAAAACAAGATAACAACAAAAGAATAGCATGTAACAGTCACAGACCATACGAAATCAACCCTGCTGAAGAAGAAATAAGTGTTGAAATACCAGAAGTAGCACAACATCAACTTTGGATATTTGAGCACATCATGGATAGACAAAACACTGGGAAAATGGCACATACACCAGTATTAGTTGTTTACAAATATAATGCATACGGTGAAATCATAAAAGATTACCACCTCAGAGGTTTATTCATTGAAGAAATCAGTCAGGAAGGTAACGAAGCTGCTGATATAAAAGGTAGTGCTATTGATCCATTATACATGGTGGGTTCTGATTATGCACCACCTAAGAAAGAAACTACTGAAGAGGATAAGAAGAAAGCTGAAGCTACTAAAACTACAGCTACAACCAAAGCATAGTTAGAAGTTTAAGAATAGTATGATGAAAAGGATATTGGTTCATCATGCTATGCTTTTTTTTTATCGAATAAAATAGATATGACAATTAGTTAGAGTTTAAAAAAAAACACAGAATTACAGAATCAATTATTTTTATTAAGGGGGAGAATATGATGAACGATTTAGAAATACCAGAACCAAGTATAGAAGAAATAGAAGAAAACCTATACAACACAAGATGGAGAGAAGAAGCAAAACAACTACCACTCGAATTCCTACAAGAACATGAACAATACCTCATGAAAAAATACATCAACAACGAACCAGAAACACCAGAAGAAAAACAAGAAATCAAAAAATTACTCAGAAGATTCAGACCAGCAATACAAGAAATACAACCAGAAAAACTACTAGAAAACGTAGAACAAAACGTACAATACATCAACGATGAAAACACATTCCTATCACTCGTTGACGAATCAGAAGAAGTACAAGTAATACCATTCACATTCTACATAGGACAAAAAAAGTATCAGATGAAGTTTGACTTATACAGCCTAACAGATAGTCAAGCAATAACAGATATAACAGAAAACCTTTCAATGTTCCAAGACATGGACGAAGATGAACTAATCACCTACTCCAAAATACAAAATGGGGAAAAACTATCAAGAGAAGAAATGCTCATAAGAGTAGACCTAGAACAAAAAATACAAAAAGCAACAATACAAAACACAAGAGAAACACTAATAGAATTCTTATCACTCCAACTTAAATTCCACGGACAAAACAGTAGCATAGAAAGTATGAGAAAAGTATTCCGTAAAATACCCAACGCATACCTATCATTACTATTCGATGAAGTACAAAAAAGAAACCATCTAGGAGACATAGAAGTCGAAGATGTGTTTCAACCGTTTGATTAAATCATACCCTATGCAAGTATACGTGGAAGTAAGCAAAAACCATGGATACAGTATATCAGAAGTCATCAGGAAAAAATTCACTCCAGAAATAAATTTATTGATTCGATATTATAATCATAAGTTCCGACTCGAACAAAAGGAATATGAAAAAATGGAAAAAGAAATAAAAAAACAACAAAACAGTGGGGGGTGAATAATGAATGGCAGATGATATACAAATAGAAGTAAGTGTAGAATTAGAAAAAGCATTGGCAAATCTCAAAAAACTGGAGGACCAGATAAAAAGTACCAAAGCAAATGTTGATCAACAACTAAGCCCAAGTGTAGACAACATGGGTACCAAGATAACTGGTGCCGGAAACAGAATATCCGGATTCGGTCAAAAAATAAGAGACAACATCAGTGGAGAAACTGCACTTGCATTCACAGCACTTAGTGCAGGTGTAACTAGTTTCACAAAGAATTGTGTTACAAGTGCAATAAACAGTGAATCGGCATGGAGCAGGTTTGGTGCACTAGTAAACCAGAACGGTGGAAACTGGAGTGAACAATCAGCAAAAGTAAAGAAATGGGCTACTGATTTCAGTAACAGTATGGGTTATGCTACTAGTGATACACGTGAAGCAGCAGCTACCTTTTTACAGCTTGGTATGAATGTTAGTCAGATGCAGACTGCTATGAAAGCAACTGCAGGTGTTGCAGCTCGTGCAGGTATCACAGAAGCAGAAGCAAGTACTATTGTAGCAAATGCTTTAATGGGTAAAGGACGTCAACTGGAGAAAGTAACAGGTTTAAGACTTGATGATTATAAAACAGCTGATGGACAAATAGACCGTGAAAGATTATTGAATGACTTGTATAATCAGAATACTGATGCGATACGTTCTCATGCAAAAACTACTGAAGCACAAATCAACCGTATTAATAACAGTTGGGCAAAATTCAAGACTGGTATAGGTCAAGCATTACTTCCTGTTATTACAATGATTGCTGATTTCGTGGAAAAATTGGTGAATGGTTTTAACAGTATTGAAGGTCCATTGAAACCATTTATTGCAGGTATTATTGCAGTTGTTGCAGTTGTCAGTGGTCTGATTGGGGTACTAGGTATAGTTGCACCTATCCTGATTAATGTGGGTACATTAATTTCAAAGGTGGGGAAATTATATCAAGGACTTAAACTTGCTAAGGGCATAGGCGATTCTTGGAAAAGTTTCAAAGACAAGATAGATGGTGTTAAGAATGCAGTTAGTAACTTGAAGCTTGGGGATAAAGTACAAAGTGTTAAGTCTGCAGTTTTAAACAGTTGGACTGTTCTGAAATCCAATATTGACAAAGCAAGACTTGCTATCTCGAAGTTTGAGTTAAGACAGAAATTAGCAACTATTGCACAGAAAGCACATACACTTGCAACTACTGTTTGGAATGGTATTACCAAAGTGGCAACTACAGTTCAAGCTGCTTTTAATGCAGTTATGGCAGCGAACCCTATTTACCTTGTTGTTATAGCTGTTCTTGCACTGGTAGCAGTACTCACTTACTTGTACTTTAATAATGAACAAGTACGAAACAGTATAAATGCACTGGGGGATTACCTTAAAGGTGTGTTCCTACCAATTTGGGATGCACTTAGTAAAGCGATTAGTGGTGTTGTAAACTGGTTCCAAGAAGTGTTCAGTGGAAGCAAAAGTCTTACCGATGCACTAGGAGATGTTGTTAATGCAATACTACAGTTCACAGGTTTAGATGCAGTTGTACAAGTATTACAAGATTTATGGGCTAGTGTAGGTCCTGCAGCACAGGGTATATGGGATGCATTCACAAGTAGTCTTAGCGGATTAGGACAATGGTTATGGAATACTCTTAGTGACATACCCCGTATTATTGGTGAAGCATTATCCGGTCTTGGTGCTAGTCTTGTACCTGGTGGTGGGCTTGTAGAAGGAATAATGGGTATTATCGCACCTATCCCTACATTACTCTATGGTAAGTTTATGGAGTTTGCACCACAAATATTGCCTGCTGTTAACCAGTTCATCACGGATGTAGTGAACGGTTTTAACGATTTTGGTAATCAGATAATGCAACGGATAAGTGAATCATTATCAGGGTTAGGCAATTATGTCATGCAGACAATTAGCAGTATCCCTCAGATGATTAGTAATGGTCTTGCTAGTCTAGGCAGTATTGTATTCCCAGATGGTTTCGTTAATGGTATCATAGAAAAAGTAACAATGATTCCAAACATGATCTATCAGAACATAATTACATGGGGACCACAAGTAATACCTGCAGTAACACAATTCATAGATGGTATAATTCAAGGATTCATGGGTATTGGACAGAGAATAGTGCAATTCTTCTTTGACATACCAATGTTACTCGTTCAAACTTTCATGAATATTCTTGTTAATATACAGACATGGTTTGTACAAGCAGGAGCACAAATAGGAATACTCATACAAATGCTGATACAAACAGTTACTATGCAGTTCTGGCAACTAGTCATGAATGTAGGTCAAATATTCCAGAACATCTTGATGACTATTTGGAATGTGCTTACTAATGGTGCAATGATAGCAGGAACACTAGCAGGAAACCTTAAAACTGCAGTAACAACTGTATGGAACACAATCATTGGTAGTGCAAGCTCAATATTCAACAATATAGTGAATGCTATCAAGAACAAACTTGTACAAGCAGTTAATACTGCAAAACAAAAAGCAAAAGAAATAGTAACAGGATTTGTGAACAAGATAAAAGAATTACCTGGAAAAGTAGGAACCGAAATAGCAAACCTTGCAACCACAATCAAGAACAAACTTGTAGAAGCAGGTAAAAGAGCATTCGAAGGTGCAAGAAATTTAGTAGCACAGTTCCTTGCAGGTATGGGAATACACAGTCCAGGTATAATACAAAGAATGACTGCCATAGAAATGAGTAGTTTACCAGGCATCATAACCAATAATGCATTACTTGCAGCTAAAGCAACAATGAACATGGCAAAAGGAATTGTAGGAGCATGGAAGGACAATATGTCTACACTACAAATAGGAGATATTGAAACAGGTAACATACCATCAATAGAATCATTATCCACAGACTTACAAACCAACATGAAACTAAACACAATTCCACTAATACAAGGAATACATCCAATGAATAACCCTGTAGAAACTGCCATCATGGGAATGACATTCCCTCAAATGGGCACACGTAACAGCATAATGCAATCCTACCAAAACAGTAAAAATGATGTGAACAAAACACTCATAATCGAAGAAATGAATCTTGAACTTGGAAACCTTAATGTGGAACAAGCAAAAAGAGTAGTATTCACAGCAATACAAGATGTAATTGAAGGAGTACCATTATGACATTGGACTGTACAGATATCAAGCTAGAAAGAGGTAGTAGAGGAGCTCAAGTAATCGAGCTCCAAAACTCCCTTCAAAAAATAGGATATTACCTTAAAGCACCAGATGATGGTGCAGCACTCAAAGTAGATGGAAAATATGAAAAATACACAGAACTTGCAGTTAAAGCATTCCAGAAAGACAGTGGAACACTTGCACAAGATGGATGGGTAGGACCATACACATGTAAGAAAATCAACGAAAAACTAGCAACAATCAAAGACACAAAAAAAACAGAGAAAAAAGCAGCCAACAACACACAAGCCAAAAACTCAACAGGAACACAAATAATCATAGATGCCAAAAAATACAATATAATCCCTGCAAGTCAAGCAAACATCACAGTAGAAGGAATACATTTCCGTGCAGAAACAGTAACAGAAAAAGACACATTCGGAAGAGAAACACAATGGAAACCAGTTAATATGATGAGTAATCAAATTTATTTCACGGAGGAACATTCTATTGAACCTAGTATTGAAGTGACATTTGATTTGCATTTTGATCAGTACAAGAAAATGATGAATGGACTGAAATTAATTCAGAACAAGACTCAATGCAAAGTGTTAACTGAACTCTTTGATAGTGGGCATTACTTCATCGAATTCACAAAAACATATGACAAAGTAGATCTATTCAAGGTAACTATGAAACTCATGAAAAGTGTGAAACAATTAGAAGGTGCATAACATGGGAAAGCTTACTATACCAGAGGAGTTTCTGGCGTTCCCTGAATTACTATTGTATACTTTGCCTACTCCATACAAGATGGCATTAAAAAAAGGTTCACAACGTCCTTTGGTGGTACTTGTCAGAAAACTTCTAGAAGATGCAGGGTACCTCTCCCACCCCAAAAAATACAAAAATTCCTTTGATGATGAACTGGAAGAAGCAGTTAAAAAATTCCAGAAAGACAAAAAACTAACAGTTGATGGAACTGTAGGTGAAAAAACAGCATACGCGCTAAACACGGAATGGTATAACAAACGTGGGGGCTTACCAAAAGCATACTATCAGGAAGGACATAACACGGTAATTTCAGAAGTGAAAGACCCTACCCCATTTGATGAATATGTTACACAGTTGAATTACAAATTTGAATTTCTGCATCATTTCGTAGCATATGATACAGAAGACCCAAAACCATTTGTAAAAGGTTATTTGAATGAGCTTATAAGTGGTCATGGGGGAGGTATTCAGTCATTATCCTATAATATTGATGCTGCAGCATTAACTGCAGAAATGAATGTAAAATTCATAATTGGAACTGGAACTGATAATCCTGATATGGATTATTATACTGCGGTTGGTCAAATGGTACGTGTTACCATTACAAGCAAAAAAGGAAATAAATTTTTTTCTTTGATTGGTTATGTAGCTAGCAAAAAAATGGAACAATCAGGAAATGAGGTATACCTTTCATTTCAAATTAAACAACAAGCCACTGATTTCAATAATGTTTGGAATTACAATAAGACTCAAACTAGATCACAACACCTACAAGACCTTATTAAGTTAATGAACATGGATATATATTGGGATTTACGTGATCTTGATGATAAACAGATTACTATCAGTACAGAGACCAGTACTGAAAGTACTAATGGAACCAACACAACCACTACAACTAGTACTGGTGATGGTACGAAAACTATTAGTGAATGTTTTGATATGGCAAAACCGTTTATTCATCCGGGTCATAGTGGAGTGTATCAGACTGGTACTAGTACTCATGACCCTGAAACTGCTTGGAAAGCTTATCAGAATGGTACTCGTCATTTTGATTGTTTTGGTTGTAGTGCTTTCTTGTTTTATGTGATTAGTAATTTTGCGAAGAAGGCTGTTCGTGTTATTCACCGGTATAGTGCTAGTGCTGGTAGTGGTACTCATTATACTGTTCAGTTGAAGAATGAGAATGGTGAATGGTATGATCCTCGTGAGGAGTATCGTAAGTTGGATAGTTATTTGAGGGTGAATAGTGGGAAGATTCTTGGTATTCATCAGGTGTATGAAGGATAATAAAGGGGTGGATATGATTTATGTCTTGTTATTATGAAAACAGATTACATGAGATTGAAGAACAATTGTTTATTCTACAATCAAGACAATCCATGTTATGTGAACAAATAGAATTATTGAAAAAAGAGCGTGTTGATATACTAGGTAGAATAAAATATGAGGAATGATAAGGTATGGTGACAAAAGAACAAAAGATGAATCAATTATTAATACTTGAAAGAGCTTATGATGATGAATCTGAATTCGTTGATGAAAAGAAACGTATAATGGAAAAAATCCGAGAGGCGAAATCAAGATGACATTAACAGATGATGATATTGAAACAATAACTTGTGCACTCAAACATTATCATAGCCCAAGGTATCATGGCATCACAGATTACAAGAAAGTCATAAATAATCGAACAGAAATCACAGTAAACGACACACTCTTATACAAATACCCATGTCCCTGCCAAACCATATACCTCAACAGTGAACATTACCCTATAACATACAACAAACAACATGTCATAGAAGACAAATACTACTATGACTTCAACCCAGACACAGAAGACATCGCAGGAACCTACGAAGAAATAGGAACATACGAATGGAAACGAACACAAGTAATACCAGAGGAGTAACACTATGAAAATAGCAGTAGCAATAGACAATTGTTATGGATACACCTCAGACATGAACACACTAAACAGAGTAGCAGAACTACTAAGAGCCAAAGGACACACAGTAACAACCTACGGAAGAGGACCAAACAGAATACAACACGCAATGCAATACGAAGGCACTGCAGATGTAATGATACAAATCGTATGTGGAAAATGCATAGGCACACTCACAGACTTCTACATGGGAACAGGAAGATACTACAGAGCATCCAAAGGAGCATTCATGTACTACAAATGTTGGAGCAGCACATGGAAAGCAGTAAGAGCACACGATGACAACTTCAGCAGAGAAAGCGACATAAGACCATACCTTGGGTTAACACTACCAGTCATATTCGAAAAAATGAAAGACAAATGCAGCTACGGATATGGAGACAATGCAGATGAACTCGTAAATACGTGGCTCAACAACTTCAACGGAACAGGAAACAACAACACAACAACTGGAACAAACACCAGTTCAACAAATACCCAAAATCAACCAAACAAAAGAAAATGGAAAGATTTAATCATAGAATGTGTACAAGACCTCGACGACCAAGGAGTTGAAATCCTACAAGATGGGAACCTACTAACTGTAAGAAAAACTAGAATAAACCAATACCTTGACCTCGATGAAAAGAGAATATTTGCAGATAGTGTTGTGATTCAAGAGTATGATCCAAGAACACCCAATGTATTCATTGACCCCAAAGGAAAAAAGTATCGTGATGAATATCTCATACAAAAATATGGTGAAAATGAACTCAAAGTAAACAATCTAGAAAAACTAACAATAGCATTGGCACAACGAGATTCGGGGCACAGTATTGACATGAGAATCATAGCAGGACCAAACTACCTCCCAGGTAGGTGGGTGAAACTGAACCTGCCCACATTCAATATCAAAGACAGAATGTACTACATAACCAAATGCAGTTATGTCGAAAAGGGATATTACAATATAACTCTTGAACCAGGACCCCCACATAGAAAATTGGAAACAACAGCAATCACCACAACCAACAGTACAAGTAACACTCAGAAGACTAGTGTTGCAACAGGCAGAATCTGTTCTGCTATCGAAAAAGCAGGAGGAGTACCAATCACAGATTACAAATCCTTATACGAAAACTGGAAGAAATTCGTATACAAGTTTTACTCTAATGACTGCAAAACTTTGGATCAGGAAATCAGTTACATCCAAAACGGTCGAGGACTTAATTGTGTAGACCATGCCCAACTGTATTATAATGCATATAAAGAAGCAAAATTCCCTAATGAAATACAAATAGTACGTGGTGTGACCCATTGTACAAGTGGTTCATATGGACATGTATGGTGCCGAGTAAAAGACAATGGGAATTGGGTAACAGTAGATCCAAGTGCAGCTGCTGCACATAAGTATAACTTAGGAAGACTAATATGTGCAAGTGGATATGTTACAAATGTTAATCCGTACTTTGCAGTACATGATACTGGAGGAGGCTAAAATAATGGTACAAACAATAACAAATGCAATGCTAAGACAAGTAATAGGTATAGCGGCAGGTACACAAACAAGTAATAATAACCTAAATGCTGGAAGTGCACAAGTAAACACCACCGAAGAAACAAACAAGATTAGTTGTAGCATGAAACGAATTACAAAAGTTCAAAGTTCAACAGTAATATGTGAAGATGGTACAAAAGCCTACCTTCTCTCACCTATTCCTGGTTTGCATTGGAAGTGCATGGCACGTGCAGATGAAAAGGGGCTTTGCACACTAGCCAAAACAATTAATGGATTAATACTAATAACAGAGGGTGACAATTACTGTCTGGGCATTAGTGGAGCTACTGATGAATTCGAGATAAGAATGCATATAGGACAAAATGAAGTACGAATCAACAACGAATTCCTAAACCTAGCAGCACAACATGTAGTACTCAATGGTCTAGAAGTCAAAGAAGATGATGAACCCCCAGAGGGTTGATGAATATGATATATAATGATATTGAATTGAAAAGTAACAATGATGGTACATATGATTGGGCTTTTGGCTATGATGATGTATCAAATGTCATTGGTAATCAAAGACTACGAAGTAATATTATTCATTCAATACTGTTACAACCATACGAACTTGAACAAGAATATTACGCATTCAAGGGTTGTAGTTCATGGGATTATATCAATGAACCACGAACAGGACATGTTGAAACATTACTCTCAGAGTCAATGAGAATAGAAATACAAAAAATTGAAGGAGTGAAAGATGCAACAATAACACTCACAGGTGAGGGGTATAATATTATACCAGAAATTTTACTCTTTAAGGATGATGGAACAGAGGTGTTAGTTGAATGGAATTCAGAACAGAAGTAGCAATTCTTGAAGAAATGGTGCGAGATGGAAAAAATATTGGTTTGATTAATACATCAGAAGACGTGCTTACAAAATTAAAACAAGGACTAAATACTGAAAATCAATATATCCTAGACCTCAACACTCACGCACTACAATTAGAAGTAATAGAAAGCAAAGGTTATGACATATATTTGAATACAAATATTGACACTGCATATGGTGAAGGATTAGATTCATTAGGTAATCTGTTGAATGTTCGTAGGATACAACCACAATCAAGTCTTGTAGAAGTACAAATCACATTACCCACAGCATCAACTACTGACATCATAATACCAAAAAACACAAAATGTAATATAGTTGAAATACGTGAAAATGGTAGTGACTATGTGACACAAGATGAAGTAATTATCAATGCAGGGGTAACTAGTGCAACAGTAATATGTGAAAGCATAATACAAGATTATCTTCCCCCTCTTGTTGAAGGTGCAATAACTGGATTAGTGGGATTCAATGATTTTATCGTCACACAAAACACACAATCAAAAGGTGGAAGACGAATAGAAGAAGATGAAGAATACCGGACCAGAATAAAACAATGGGCAGAAATTAACAAGATAGGTACACGAGGATGCATAGAAGATTATTTGAATAATTTTCCTGGTTTGGATGCATACTTCCTTATTCCCTTGTATGAGGGGGTAGGCACATTAAAAGTAGTATGTGATACAATTGAAGGAAACCTCCCTCTTATTGCAGAAGGTTTGTATGATCAGTGTATGGATTGTACTGATATTAAACCAGTATGTGTTTTGCCCGATAGTAAATTGATACAAGAGTTAACACTCACAGTCAACAAAGCAGAGAATATGAGTATTAGTAACGATGAATTAAAAGAATTACTAATAGCACAAACAAAGACATTCATTGAAGGAGGAGTAACACGAAATGGATTCAGAACATTAGGACTGGGTATAGGAAAATCATTATTCCCTACTCAGCTAATACGATCACTTGCAAATGATTTTCCTGAGGTTGAGAATATTAAGTTGTCAATCAATGATGAAGTACCAGTGCAACCTACTGAGAAAATTAAATTAGGTGCTATTGAGGTGGTGTTTGAATGATTATTCGTAATTATGCTGATTTGTTACCTTCTTATTTGAGGGGACCGAATATTTCTAGACATGCAGCAATAATTGACAAACAGAATATGATATTGCTGGGCAAATTGGATTTGATTGCATCTGCTTTTTCTTTGGATAGACCTATTCTTGTTGAGCGTGTGCAGGAGGAGTTTAATGGGCAGGCTGATTTGACTGTTCATATCCGTGCTCATGCTCCTATTATGTCATTGGATATAGTGTATGATAGTGTATATACTGATGATGTGCATGAAACTTACACTGAAGAAGAAGTAGTAACACAACTAGATATTACACATACGATTAGTGATGAGTATGGTATCGTTCTGAGCGGTTGTAGTGTTACATTTGAGACTTGGGATGGACAAACATACACTAAACGGTATCCAGAAAACGATACCATAACTGGTGATAGTGCAGACCATGACGAATTTCTAGACCATCTCGGAGCATTACTGGGTATTCCTCGCCGTTTGTTCAAACCTTATGGGGGACAATCTGAAGAGGATTATAAGGATTGCTACCCAAAGTACTGGGCAAAAACAGACCTCAATGCAGCATACTGGACAGAAGACGATTACTATTATATGAAAAGATTACAATACTTCTGCGAACATTATGGACAGAAAGACACATTAGTACTAATGAGTGAAGTATTGTATGCAACTGATGATGTGGCACTATGGAATATGAAAGACCGTACTACAAGCATCTATGATAACATACGATCCCTTGTGGGTACACACTTGTTGTGCTTCAGTCAAGGAGTACAATACAGAAACATTGACTACAGCAATCAAGCAGATGTGCTACAAAAGTATGCTATGATAACAAGACCAACGCAGAGCATACCTTCCAATTTCGTTGATTACGGTATAGTCAATTCTAGTGTACAGGACAGTATCTTCACAGTGAATGGTAGTGTTGAAGTATACGATTCTGAGATAGAATACATGTGTATGCTAGAACAAGCAACCTTTGATGTCTATGTTGATGATGAGAGGATAGATACGATACATTCAAACAATAGTGGTGAATTCACATATTCCTTGGATGTATCTGATTATGATGAGGGAATACATGTTCTACGATTCAAGTATGCAGACAAGTACGAATTGCATGACATTAGTGCAGATTCTTGTAGTATTGAATTCAATAGCAGTGGACTTGAAAGAACACACATTGACATGAATACATCGATAACAGCATTCATCAATGACACAGTACATATACAAGGAGTTCTGAGAGGTGCAAACAATCAAGGCATAGCAGAAAAAACTGTGAAAATACGATTGCCAGACTTGTTTGTTGCGGATGTTGTAACTGATAGTGATGGTGCTTTTGATTACTCGTTCACTGTTAGTGATTGGAGTATGGATGGTAATGAATATACTGTACGGTTTGATAGAGACTTGGAATACTTGGATTGTAGTGCGAATTGTACCTTGCATATGCAAAGACATGAAGTACACCTGTCTGTTCCTAGTCTTGATGCGTTTGTTGGTGATACTGTCTCTGTTCCTGTTAGTCTTGTGGATGAGAACAACCTGCCGGTCAGTAATGGTACTGTTAGTGCAGAGTTGGAACTTGTGAGCCGTAAGGGTATCAGTATTGTTACTGCTAGTGGTTATGATTGGGATTTGGAGTTTGTTAGTGCAACTGTATTTGATGATGGGGGTACTGATATGCTTAATTGTACTTTGCACGTAGTTGATAGAAATACTGATGAAATCATCATAGATTTCAATGGAAGTTTCGCAGACAATGTGCTAAGTGGTGTGACTGATGTGGGGTATCAGATATTGTTCCCTGCTCTTGATTACTCCTCTACCTACTGTCAGAGTGGTGTAATAATAATTGAAGGTAGTGTGTCTGATATGGAGTCAATCATTGACACAGTGAACAATGTAGTAGGTATACCAATCAGTTATAATCTTGCAGGAGACACACCAACAGAGATTGAACTAATACAAGACATCACGGAAGAGGAGGCAGAATAATGGTATACACGGCAACAGTAGAAAATGGAACAGCAAATCTACGCATAGACACAACTGGACAAAAAGGAGGAAAATACAAGATACTCACAGAATACACACAGAATGACAAATACAAAAGAAGCAATACTCAGAGTTACCTCTCACTAACAGAACAATTATGGACACGAATAGCAGACATCAGCACCACAAGTAATGAATGGACAAAAACACCACAAGCAGATGGAATACACGCAACTAATACGTGGCATCAATGGAAACAACAAATACCAAACAACACACTAATAAGAATACAAGGAACACTACAAGGAACAACTGCGAGAATAGGACTACAAGACACACTAACAAACAACAAAAATAGTATACAATGGTCAGATAATATTGGAATAGCTATTTGGGGACAAATTGGTGAAAGAATACTAACACAATGCACGTGGGAACAAGGAACATTCACACTAGAAATCACAAACCAAAGCGGAGAATTCACATTCAAAATTAACAATGAAACACCTATCACAGTCAACATCAATAGTGACAAACTAAACACAAGTTATCTCTCATTATATGTGGGAACGGGGGATTTAGTTATTAGTGATGTTCGGTTCAAACCAGTAACTACTGGGGGGGGGGGTAACTAGTCTAAATACTACCACTACTCCACGAATGGTGGTGGTAGCATGACTAAACCCACAGCACCAGTAAACGATGGACAAGCAACACTAGAAATACCTACAACCGGACTAAAAAAAGGAAAATACAAAATAAACACACAATACGCAATGAATGACAAATACCAAAGTAGCACGAAACAATCATACCTAACACTCACAGAAGAAGAATGGAACACAATAGACTGCACACCTACCAGTACAGCGTGGAGCAAAACACCAAGTAGTGATGGAGTACACAGTACACTCAACCAGTACGTAACCTGCAACACACAACTCCCAGACAACATCACACTAAGAATACACGGAACAAGCACATCTACTCAAGGAGGAATAGAACTAAGAGACCTTGCAACAAGTAACAAAAGCAGTCTCACTTGGAACAACCACAACGGAGTAAGAAAATGGGGACAAATAGGAACAGGACAAGCCTCACCACTCACATGGAACACGGGAGAATTCACACTAGAAATCACAAAAAACAATGGTGTATTCACATTTGACCTCAACGGCAGTACAGGAACATTCAATCTCAACTCACAACTACTGAACACGTGCTACCTCGCATTCTATGTGAACAATGGAGAGATTGTCATTGATAGTGTGAAATGGAAACAGAACGAATAATAAGAAAAGGAGAAAAAAGATATGGAATGCGATAAAATCAACCTCAAACGAGGAAGCAAAGGAGACCAAGTCAAACAAGCACAGGAAATACTCAAAAAACTAGGATACTACAATGGTATCCTAGACGGAGACTACGGAGACCTAACCATAGAAGCAGTCAAACAATTTCAAAAAAACACAAAAGGATTAGCAGTTGATGGAATACTAGGACCAGTCACCTGCAAACACCTAAACAAGGAAGACAAAGAAACAACAGAAACACTAAAAAAAGGAAGCAAAGGAGAACAAGTAAAAAAACTACAAAACAAACTAAAACAACTAGGATACTACAACGCAGAAACCGATGGAGACTACGGAACCAAAACAGTAAACGCAGTCAAAACATACCAAACATACTACAATCTAGTAAATGATGGAATATGCGGACCAATAACACAAAAAGCAATAAACAACACAAAAACACTCACAGAAACAAACATCAGTAAAAAACTAGGAAAAGCAACAGGAATAAACATAAAAGACCATGGAACACTATACCAAGCAGCACTAAAAAAAGGAAAATACTCATACTACAACAATGATATTTACACATACACACAAGAAGTCAACAGAGTATGCAATGGTAGTGGAATAAACTGCACCGACTGGGCACAACTCGGAATGTGGACACTAATAGACATGGGATTCCCACGAGACCAAATAAGGATAGTAAGAGGGGTAGTAACATGTAATAGTGGAAAAGGATTCGGACATGTATGGCTACAATTATATTTAAATGGTGCTTGGGTTAATTATGACCTTAGTGCTGCTGCTGCACATGGTTATGGTATTGGTAGGTTAATCTGTACAAGAGGTTATACTGTTACTAATATTAATCCTGCTTGGGCAATATCTGATGATGGAATAACATAGATTTAATAAAAAAAAGGATATACTCCCTGTTTATCCTATGAAGCCATGACACTTTCCGTCATGGTGGAGGAAATTAAAATCAAAAATAAAAAGGAGACATATTTTTTTTTATCTCGCCACAACCCCTTGTGTTGTGGTGTATCACCTCCCCCTTTTTTATTACATTTTTTACTTTTTTTGAGATTACTCTTTTCATGGTATTTCATAGTATTTCTCTGGTGTTGTACTCAAATTGGTATTACTTTCACACAAGATAGTATGTCATTTTCCGTCTAAAAGGTACAAGTATAATCATATTTCTCTTCAAAATACCATACAATCTGTACTATTTTTATACAACTTTTCAACATAATAATATAATATGACACAACACAACACAACACAATATTATAAAGAAAAAAACCAACACATAATAGAAGAAATACGAATAACAAAAGACCTAGCAAAAAACACAGTAATAGGTTACAACACAGCACTCAACCACTACAGCACATACCATCAAATGACAATGCAAGAGTTACTAGATGAAGCAGACCTTGAAGAAGAACAAGGAATACGAATGAAACGACGAAATATTAAACAGAGAATACTATCCTACAGACAACACCTAATACAACAAGAAAAACTACCACTCACCATAAACACCAACATAAGCAAAATACTATCAACATACAGATTCTACGAAATAGAAACACCAAACATACCCAACATACGAAACAACAACCACGAACTAATAGAAGACATACCCACACGAAAACACATAAAAACAGCACTAGAAACAACCAACAACATAGGATTACAAGCTTTAATACTATTCATGTCCTCCTCAGGTACTAGTAAGAATGAAACACTAAGCATAACAATACAAGACTTCATTAACGCAACAAAGGAATACCACAATGAAACAAGCCTAAAAAACGTAATAACAAGCCTAGAACAACAAGAAGATGTAGTGCCAATGTTCCAGTTATACCGTAAGAAAACACACTACCCTTACATAACTTTCTGTTCACCTGAAGCCACACAGAAAATACTAGTATATTTGAAGCATAGACTTCATAAAAACTACTGGCAAGCCGGAATACGACCATCTACAAAAATAAGTGTTAATCCTGATGACAAACTATTCCACTTCTGTAGCAGAGTAGTAAACAAGAACTTTGAAAGACTGAATGACAAGTTAGGGTGGGGTTGGAAAGGAAGTAGAAGATTCTTCCACCCACATGCACTACGAAAATTCTTTGCTACTGAGTTGATAAAAACCGAGATGGATAGTATGACTATTGACTTCCTTTCTGGTAGAAAGATTAGTAAGACTCATGAAGCATACTTCAAAGCTGATCCACAGAAACTCAAACACAAATACAAAATGTTCATGAATAATCTGATGATCAACAACCAAGTCAATGTCCGTGATGTAACAAGTAAGGAGTTAGAAGAACTTGAGTACTACAGGAAGAAAGAGAAGATACGTGATGAGAAGATACGTAAGATGGAATTGTTGCTGCAGGAGTACTTGGATTCTAGTGTGTGAGATATATTAATGGTGTGGTATCATATATATTATTTGGAGGAGAAAAGAACATTACCTGATGATAAGGGAAGTATGCTGTATAATACTAATCATCCATCATGGTTTTACTTCTCTTGTGTTTTTTCTTCTCCTCCATAAACCATACCTGAAGTTTTTTTTGTATTTATTCTTTTTTTTTATTACTTTTTTTTTATTGTTTTTGTCAATGTTTGATTTTGTCAAAGAATATGTTATCCTTGTTATTCCCTTTTTTTTTACTTCGTTATACCACAAGTTTTTGACCCCCCACAGTCTCCCCCACACACACAGAACCCCCCTAAAAAACCTTTAAATACTCAATACAACAAAAATAAGAAATACAAAACAAAAAAAGCAGGTGATATATGATAAAATGAGAAATGAAACCCCAATGTATAGGATAATCCCATAATATAAAAAAAAGTTTAATCAAGTCTAACCCAGTATTAGTAAAAAAATTTTCAACACAACACAATTATTTTTACTATAAAGAATAAAACCATGATGAAACAAATGTATTCCAAAAACATGGGAATAATCACTATACAAAGGAGTAAACGAATGTCATACTTCGTATAGAATAGTAACTTTATTCTACAGTTACTATTTTTGTACATCATAATTAATAACATTATTCAGACACATATATAATAATTGTCAAGGAATAATGGGAGTGAAAAACAAGAAAAATGTCAATAAAAGACAACAAAGAAATAATAATGATAATAGTAGGAGTAATCCTCACAATCACTGTAGCAGGAGCAGTAATCGGATTACCACTCATACTAATCGCAGCATATCTGCTTAACAAAAAAGCACAAAACCCAATGCAAGACGAAGTCAACAAGGTAAACAAAGAAATACAAGAAAAAGAACAATTAATACAACAATACAACGAACAAATAGGATTAAACCAAACACTAACACAGAAAAGACAAGAAATACAAAACATACAAGAAAAACTAGACACACTAGAAGCAGAAAAAACACAAGAAATACAAAATAAACTAAGCAACACACAAGAAGAACTAAACAACACAACACAAAAACTAACACAAAAACAACAACAACTACAAAAAATAGAAAAACAATACAAAATCACAACAGACCTCAACACAAGACAACAACAACTAGAAACACTAAACAAAGAACTACAAGAAAAAAGAAAACAAGCAGACATACTAGACGACACAATACAAATGCAAGAATACGGACTATACACACCACAATACGAATTCACCAAAAGCGAAGAATACAAGGACAAACTCAAACAAATACGAGACCAACAAAAAACAATGGTCAAAAACAAACAAGCAGCACTATGCACACAAGAATGGACAATCGACGGAAGCAAAAGAAAAGGACAAGCATTCACCAACCAAAACCTACGACAAGCAATATACACATTCAACATAGAATGCCAACAAATCATATCTAACACCAAACCAGGAAACATAAACAAACAAAAAGACAAAATACTCAAAATATACGACCGAATAAACAAGATGAACGAAAGAAACGCAATACACATCAACAAGAAATACCTGGAACTAAAATACGATGAACTACAACTATCCATAGAATACGAACTCAAAAAACAAGAAGAAAAAGAAATCCTAAGAGAAGCAAGAGAACGAGAAAAAGAAGAACGCAAAATACAAAAAGAACTAGAACGCAAAGAAAAACAAATACAAAAACAAAAAAACAAACTACAACAAGAACTAGCAGAAGCACAAAGAAAAGCAGAACAAGAAGCCAAAAATGAACAAGAAAAACAAAAACTACTAGAACAAATACAAGCACTACAACAACAAATAGCAAAACAAGACCAAGACCAACAAGACCTAGAAAACAAGAGAACACGAACCGGAGCAGGATTCGTATACATCATCAGTAACATAGGATCATTCGGAAAAGGAGTATACAAAATAGGAGTAACCAGGAGAGATGATCCAGAAGCAAGAGTCAATGAACTAAGCAATGCAAGTGTACCATTCAAGTATGATGTTCACGCATTCATATTCAGTGAAGATGCATTCAGTCTAGAAACAGAATTACATCAACGATTTGATAAGCAAAGAGTCAATAAAGTGAATAACCGTAAAGAGTTCTTCAAACTCACTGATAGTGATATAGAGCAAGTAGTTAAAAAACATAAAAATAGTACATACAGTTTCACACTAGAAGCAGAAGCTTATGAGTATTATGAGTCAATGCAACTGGAGAAACAACAACAAAAAATAATATAATAAGAGAAATATGTGGAGTGAGGAGTAATGCCGGATATAAGTTCAAAACCACAACAAAACAAGAAAAAAAATATTAGTAATCGTGGTACTAGTAAACAAGCAGCTCAAGAAACTTGTTTGGTCTTATTGGCTGTTTTAATTATGGTTGCAATTGTGGTATTTTAGCCAAACTTTTATATAGTATGACTATAATATATAATATTGTGCCTCAAATAGTAGGCACAAAAAAAGGGAGTTACAAAAACAATGACTAACGACAAAATATACGAAACAACAACAAAAGTTTCACCTATAGCAAAAGATAGGCCGAAGTCATTAAGAACAGCAATTCCCATGATAATAAGAGAATTATTAGACTTAACCAAAGATGATAAAATCGCTTGGGAAGTCTACCAAGAAAATGGAAAAAAATATGCAAAAATCTATAAAAAATGAGTTCGGTTTGAAAGGTAAAACCAAATTCTATTATTGTTGCAACCGTCCAAAGTGTTAACAATAATAGAATAAGTGAGTGGTTAAACCAATAAGTACAACACACATAATGTGAATAGTACTCATGTACTATTTTTATTTAATATACCTTATAAACTCTTTGTACTTATCAGCAATTACATCAACATGTAACTGCAATTAACCACCCAACCAAATTACCTTTCATACTTAACTATTTTTTTGGAAGGTGAAGAAATATGACTTATGAAATTAGAATGTGTAACTTGACAAAGTTCGGAAACTATGCTAAATCATACGCACCAATACTAGTAGACACACTGATATTAGATGATGAAGTCAAAGAAAGACTAGAATTCGGTGCATCACGTAAATGTATCATACACATATTTAGAGACAATACAGACATCAGCCAAAAATACATCGAATCATTAGGCACAACAACACAACAAGCAATCTACAACCAGATAAAACTACGTGTATGGATGAGAGGAACAGGCCCCAACAACTGGAGGATTACACAAAAAAAACTGGAAGATGAAGGAATAAATTATACATTTTACACAGTAGGTGATTAACATTGCTGATAATTATTACAGACGAGTAACTGTATGGCTTACTAAGGAACAATCTGATAAAATAGAAGAAAGTGATATGTCTGATTCAGAATATATACGTGAAGCAATTGATGAAAAAGATGTATCATTCAAAGAAATGAAACATCGATTAGAAAATTACCTGGTCGATGACATGATCAAGTACTTATCTGACAAAAAGACTAAAGATGTCAGACAATCTGTCAGACAAAACAGTAGTTCAGAAGATGAAAATGTCAGACAAATCTACTCAGAAATAATGAATGTCAGACAAAATGAAGAAAATTTATCTGATAATAAAGAAGAGAATGTCAGACAAACTTTAGAAAGTATATTCGGAGAAAGCTTACAAACCATCGTAAATTTATTACACGCACAAGGTAAACTTTCTCCAAGCCAATATAGCGTAATTAGTGGGAAACTTGGATTAAAAACAAAGGAACTTCGGCAGTATGTTAATGAGTACCATGATGAACTGATGAAAATGGTACCCCTCAGGTGTTAACATTTTTTTGTATGATAATTTTTGTCAGATTGTCAGACACGATACAGTATGTATGTATGTATGTATGTATGTATAGTATTGTAGTAGTAGTAGTAGTAGTAGTAGTAGTAGTAGTAGTAAGATTGAAAGCAAAAGGTGATCAACAATGAAAGAAACAATAAACCAAAACGAATACCAACAATGGATAAAACAATACAATAAAATAAACGAAAAAGAACTAGAAGAAATGTACTTTGATTACAAACAAAAAAAAGAAACATTCAAATCGTTTATACAAGAATTAATGGAGGAATGAAAAATGAAAGCAGATGTAATCAAGCTAGATATTATTTTACAAGAAAATACAATCCTTAAATGTCCCGTAATTCAAAGACTATACTGCTGGAATAAAGAAGAAGTTGGACAGTTTTTAGATGATATTATTTTACAAGGCAAAAACAAGAGGTCATCACAGTATTTTATTGGACAAGTTATTGTACGTGGAGAAGAAATACTAACCCTTGATGGGGTTTCAAGTTATATTCTAATTGAAGGTCAGCAACGATTTGTAACAACAAGTTTAATTTATTTTGGATTATATTTGTTCTATGAAAAACACCCTGAATTACTCCCGAAGGAAATAGTGAATTCTGAAATATTGCTGAAATACATATACAACAATAATAATAATACGAAATTGAAATTAAAATTAAATCCCTCTGATCAAGTAGATTATCAAAATATTTTGGATAAAAAATTTGATGGTAACTCTCATATGTGTAAAATGTTCAGGATAATACAAAAAAGAATTAATAAAACAAATCATCTTAAAATTCTTGTTGGTTTAAGGAAGTTAAAAATAGTTCTTATTAGTTTACATCCCGAGGATGATGCTAATTTGATATTTGATACTGTAAACACTAGAGGTAAACCATTGGGGTTCGTAGATAAATTAAGAAATCTTTGTTTACTTAATTTGGAACCACAAATACAAGAAGAATTGTATCAAAATAAATGGAAACCGTTTTATGAATTATTTATGAAATATCAATTTGATAAAATGTTGCCAGCTTGGGTGAAAGGATTAGGTATTTGGAGTTATGCAGGTAGACCAGAGACTTATAGTACTAATAATATGATAAAGTACCTTCGGTCATATGATCCTTTTGAAGCAATTCAATTGATTAATGATTATGACGATATGTTAATTTCTATGATGAACTCAGAGTATTCTAAGGAAGTTTCAGCATTAATGGAAATTGAAGCCATTCCTGCAGTCGTGGGAATAAACCTTATTAAAGAAGCATGTGCAAAGGGGTTAATAACAGAATCACAACTAAAATCTTTGGTTAATGGAATAGTATCCTACTGTGTGAGATCATGGATTATGGGGCAGAAGAGTAACATTCAATATTTAATTTATGAAATTTCATTTTGTGTTAAATCACAGTCTTTTAGAATATATGAAGATATTTCTAATTTGTTGTCTAATCATGTCGGCCGTAAATGGGAGGGGATTCCGTCAAACAAAGACATATTTAATAAATTAAATATGAAAGAATGGAGATCTTATCAAGCTAAACATATGTTAATTCTTTTGGAATCTAACATAAACAGCAGATGTGGAAACTTGGAAGATATGACTGTAGAACACATATTGCCAATGAAACATGATGTATGTCTAACAAAACAGAATATAAAACAATTGCTGGGTAATTTAACACTACTCCCATTAAAGGATAACAGTAGCTTAAGTAATAATACATTCTCAAATAAAAAACATATGAAAGGAGGATTTGATGACAGTACCCTTAAAATAGACGAATATATTAAACAACAAGAGACATGGGGGGAACCAGAGATAATTCAAAGGACAAAAATATTAAGTCAAATGATATGTGATACTTGGAAAGAATCAGTAGTATTTAATTAATGGTAACTCTTGGGATTTGGGAGTATGATTATATTTTTTCAGATTCTTGTTCATATTTTATGAAAAATATTACACTAACAATGAACAAATAAGAAAATAACAGAGAGGTGTTATCAAAATGATTACACAAAAAATATGCGACAAACTAGAACTGGTAAACGATATTGATTACCCAGTCAACAAAACAAACACAGCAATAATAATAGGAACAATGATCCTATTCCTAATGTCTGTGAGGATGATGGTATGATAACAGAAATCAAAAAAGGAAACAAAGCACCCTACAAGGGATACCTGCTCGGACAAAACGAGTACAATGACTATCAGAAACTAAAGAAAATGGTACCGGAATTTATGAAAAAATTAAAAGAATTAGGGGAGGTATAATATGGGTATAAGTGGATACGTGAAAGGAAAGAAACGAAGAGCAGAAGACCGTGAAATCAAAACAACCATATACAACATACTCAGGAACACTGAAGCAATCGGCAGGAAAACCATGCAATACGACCTACTAGTACAACGTACTGGTGAACACCTGGAAGAAATCAGACTCAACTACACCCCACAACGGGTACGTGATGTGCTTGATGAAATGATACTTGATGACATGATCTATCGTGTCAGCACAGGAAACACAATGAAAGTAGGATTGGTGATATAGGTGTGGTTAAAAGATTATGGAATCAACATAGGGGAAACAATCCAAATTGATTTAACAAGAGTCTATAGGAACAAGAATGGGAAACTAGTAGCAAATGCTACTACCCAAACAGATTTTCAAGAGATACAATTCAACATCAAGGAAGAATATGCAAACACTCCACTAGGAATATACAACCTCACCTGCAATAACAAAGGTAATAATGGGTTCCCCTATATTGAGTTGAACAAGGATGATAATCTTAGTGCTTTAACAGGACAACACGAATCAAAGGAGGGTTCGGTGTGGAGTAACTGCAACACATTCCTAGAAACAGAAATAAACAAAACCAAACAGGAAATACAAGAACTACAAACCAAACTAGAATACTTAGAAAACATCAACAAGGAGTGGAAACTAAAATGAGCTACCACAACGTACAACTACAACATGATGTAATCAACACACTAGGCAATGCAGTAAAACCAATACCACGAGACAAACTAATCCACGAAGTAACCAATCGTGGATTCAAACAACAACGAATCTACCGTGAAGCCGAGATAATCGAAGTACTAGAATACCTTGTGAAACTAGATTTTGTACATGAACACGAGGGGAAGTACGAGTGGTTTGAATGATAATAGAATATTACGATGAATATAACAATACTATGAGTTACACTTTCTTAAGTCGTGGACCAGTTGAGAAATTTGATAAATACCTTGTTGATCACAATGTGCCACTTGAGAAAGTATGGGGTGCTATTGATGATTTTACGGAAACATTATCATTGAAATCGAAGACTCGTAGGAATTATAATACACGGATGAGAAGATTTGTAGAGTATATTTACTATAAGGAGGGGATAGAATGGTAGTGAGTGATAAGATAGAAATGGCAAAAAATTGTTTCGGTACCATTAAAACTAGTGGTAGGAACAAATATCAGAAATATGATTACCTTGAGACTAGGGATATTTTCCCATTAATACGGGAAGTTTGTAGGAAGTTTGGTTTGAAGACTTGTATTAAGGCTGATTTGGATTTGCATTGTTTTGTGTTGACTATTACTGATCGTGATGATAATAGTAGTGAACAGTTCTTTGCACCTTACCCTGAGTTGAATAGTAATGATGCCGGTAAGTACATGCAGGACTTTGGACGGTGCCAGACTTATGCTCAAAGGTACTTGTACATTCAAGCCTTTGAAATTATGGTGCCTGATGAGATTGATAACAAGAATCAACAAAGAGGTGCTAAAAGTGTACCAAAACAGTACCATAAAAGTACCAAAACGGTACCTAAAAAGACACAAAACAAACCCAACATACCAGTACAACCAATCATAGAACCCAAAACAGAAGAAGTAACAGAACAAGACATCAAAGAAGCACTAGACAAAGTATATGACATCATAGTAGTACAAGGTGGAAAAGACTTCACAATGGACATGGCCAAGTTTCAATTGGAAAGAATATATAAAAATAAACCACAACTAGTAAAAGCATGCCTCAACTCCTTACAAATCAACAGTGCAGGAGACAAGAAACAATGAAATGTAACAAACAAGTGAAAATGAGAGGAGTAACATACAAAGAGTTTGTGCAGGAAAAGGAACATCCCCATAAATTCTTCCAACTCTCATACATAGAATGGGGGAATGAAGACCTTCCTGATCACAGGGTAACAAAGGAAACACAACGAAAAGACATCATACGCAGATGGATGTCAAATCCAAATGCCCATGACATGAAACTCACAGTTATGGAGTTGGTAGACAATGGATAATCGACTCAATATCAAAGATGAATTCGAGGCAAGGAAATTCCTAATCACAAGCATAATACGATTAATGGGAATGGACTCCTTCACTATGAACTCATTATCAATGATGGCTTACACAAGTACCCAACTCTACAGGATAGAACAGGACAAAGGAACCATAAGTGATAATGACCTGTTTGAGTTATACGTGGAGAATTTAGAAGGAATAAGAAACAAAGGAGAGTGAAAAAAAATATGAAATTGGTAAAGAATATATGGTCTGATTTTGTAATGTACATGGACACCACAGTACCACGAGGAGTAAACCCTAAGTTCTGGACACAACTCAAGTATAATAATCGAGAGAAAATCGACAAGTTCACAGAGCAGTACAAAATACCAAGAGAACTGCTACGTAAACTGGCAGAGTATGAGTTCATGGCACAAGATAATGAAACCATACTACAGAAATGCAACATCTTCCTAGAGGGACAAAATGAAGAAGAAAAGCATTGAAGAAATGGAAACAAAAGTAGAAAACATAACCAATTACATATGTTTAACAGCACTAATCCTACTAATTTTATGTGCAATAATGTATGTACTCTACTTCCTGGTAGGATTATTAACCGTAATAAGTATGGGAGGATAACAATATGCAAATACCAGTCTATGATAACCATAACAAGATAATAAGTGTAGAAGAATTCAAACCCAACCTCAACATCAGAGGACCAGCCTACATCAACGAAGGATGTAACATGGGAATCTGCAGAATAACACAGGGGGAATACAAGGGGTGTCTAGCACTATTATATCAGGACATGATACACCCATCCTGCAATCATGGAGAACTAATCAGTGATAACGACGCTTGGGAACTCTGCAAAAACAGGGGAAAAATGCACCTAATACAAGAATACAATATTGAATGGAATCTTGGATTTGTAGAGGTAGAGTTATGACCACAAAGAAATGCCGTTGGTGTGGAAAACAATTCACACCTACTATACATTTCAAACGATATTGTAGTGATCAATGCAAGGCACTTGCATATAATGAAAATCGTAGACTAGCAAGAAAAAGGTACAACCAAAAAAATCCACGAAAAAGACCACCCACGATACGATTATGCAATTGGTGTGCGAAACCATTCGCCAGCAGAAAAGGAGTAATATATTGTTGTATCAAATGTCGTAAAGAAGCAAGAAGAGAACAAGTCAATAGAAGCGTTAAACACTACAAATTATTGAAAGGCAAATCCGATAAACAAAATTACTTTGACAATCTAGGTAATAGTAACCTACGTGAGCATAGGAAGAAATCATTTATTGATGAAGAAAAAGTGATAAGAGCAGAAATTAGGAGATTGAGGATATGATGGACTGTAAAAAATGTGAACACTTCCACTACTACATATGGGTAAATACTAGTGGACAACGCACTCTACGGAGTTGTGAAGTACACGGAACACCACAAGGAAATGGTGAATGTGAATACTACATGGAGGCAGAACACACATGACAAATCAGTTTAAAAGAAGGTGGTATAATTGGCTCAAAAAAATGATGTAATGAAACTACGATCTATGAAACAGAATAAAGAAAGATTAACCCGTGAGTATGATACGGTACAGTATTCGATATTTCACTACAAAGAGTATGTTCATTCCTGTAATGGTAAGTGCCTCACTCCAGGAGAACTAATCACTCGGAGAAATGAACTCTTTGAGGAAATAAGTAAGCTCACAAGACAAATCAGGAAACAAGGAGGCTAAAAGAGTATGGAAAAACAATTCAAAAAAACAATGGAAAACCTAGCAAGAAAACACGAACGAAGCAAAGTATACGTGGACTTCATGGACTACTACATATACCAAAACAGTAACAGTCCTGATAAGAAGTTACCATCAGGATACAAGGACAATGAAATGAAACTATTTCAAGATGCTTATAATTCATTCAGAGGACTGATGAAAGAATTAATAGAAGAAAATGGTTGGTACGATTATATTGGAGAATATTATGAGGAGTACATCCTAGCAGGAAGCAAAGCTGCGGCGAAGGGTCAATTTTACACTCCTCGTGGTATCAGTGACCTGCTATCACAAATGGTAGGCACACCAGTAACACTAGCCGATGCATATGACCCTGCTTGCGGAAGTGCCAGGAACCTACTTGATTATCATAGTAAGCATCCTGATGTACGGTGTACTGGTGAGGACTTGGACGAGAGTGCTTGTAAGATGGCAGTGATCAACTTTCACTTGCACCGTGTGAATGGTGTTGTGAATTGGATTGATGCATTGACTCGTGAGTATATGGGTACTAGTTGGAGGATTCTTGGCGATAGGATATATATAACGGATATTGATATGATACGTGCGAATGATGATATTATGAATTCTTTCAATATCTTGATGCTTAGTGATGATAGTGTTAGGGAGTTGTGTGTTAAGTTGCTTGGTAATGCTAATCATGATGACCTGGAAGAGTTACAAGTAGAACAAGATGCTAGTGGTGTGCTTGATGACATAGTAACAGAACCCACCAAAACAAACAAGACTAGTGGAGGGTTAGATGGATGGTTAAAATAAAAAAACAAGCAACAATAACATTCACCAACACAGAAACAGGAACACAATACTCCCAAAAATATGCATTAGGAGATGATTTCTATTTATATGAACCATCAACACAACACTATTACCATTCTCAAAGCACTATAGAAAAATTCGCAATACTATTCATCAGAGACAATATACCATTAATTTACAAAAAAATGATAAATCAAAGAAACAAGAAAATGATGCCATTCCGTTTCAGACAATACTTAATGAAAATATTCTTTGACAAGTCCCCCTCATTGCATGAAGCACAATCCAATTATTACTTAGTAAGTCCAAGACGTTACATTCCATCATATAAAAAGAGAGGGGGGTGGTAACAAATGAATAACTCTATCAACATAATACTTCCAGGCAAAGCCAACAACATCAAAACACAACCACGAAACAATATAATAAAACAACAAAGACAAAAACAAACCCAAGGAGAATCACTAATAGAACAAGAATTCGACAACATAAAACCAGAACTAGAACCATACCTACACGAAAACACCAAATACTACCTCAACACCACAGTACAAGAAATAGCACCACTAGTAACACAACAACAACTAATCGAAATAGTAAAAGTATTATGCAACACCTTCAATTGTGTAGAATGCATCAAAAAAGAACGAAAAGGCAACAAAGAAAAACGGAACAAATTCCTACTAACAGAATTCATAAACACAAAAACAGCAGAAGCATGCAGTAAAAAAACATTAGTATACTACCGAACAACAATACAACGATTCATAGAATATACAGACAAACACTTTGATGATGTAACCACTGAAGACTGCGAAAAATACTTCATGTATGGAGTTACCAAACAACACCCATGGACTCCCACCACACAAGACAATATCAGAAGAATACTAAACAGTTTCTACTCGTGGGCAGTAAGTAGAAGATACGTCCTATTCAATCCACTAACACCAATCAAACCAACTAAGAATAAGAAGTACCGTGTGAAAAAACCATTCACTAATACCGATATCATCAAGATGAGAGACAACACCAAAACAGTAAGAGACAGAGCAATCATCGAACTACTACTAAGCAGTGGAATAAGAGTAGCAGAACTAGTAGGACTAAACAAGGAAGACATAAACTGGTCCGAAAAAGAATTCACAGTAATAGGTAAAGGGAACAAGCAACGATTCGCATACTTCAGTGAACAAGCAGGCTTCTACATACAAAAGTACCTCCAGGGCAGGACAGACAACAACCCTGCATTATTTGTAACACGAAGAAACAAGCAATGGCAGAGGCTTGGTATAACTGGTGTGGAAACAATGGTACGATTACTCGGTCAACGTAGTAAGATAACAGGGAGAGCACACCCACACAGGTTCAGACACACATTCGCAACCAATGCATTAAACAAAGGAGTACCACTAGAACAAGTACAACAACTACTAGGACATGAACAATTAGACACAACATTGATCTATGCAAAAGTAGCTCGTGAAGATGTGAAATACAACCACAAAAAACTCATGAACTAATAAATAAAGAGGGGATAGAATGATATATTATGTGTATAAAAACAATTATGGGTATTATATCAAAGGGAATATGGGGAAATATTATGGCAATTACTCCACATACAAGGAAGCATTAGAAAAAGTGAAGGAATTGGTGGATAGTGGAATATTACGAGTTCCTGTTCATGAAAGACCATTAAGGTATATCCAACCCACAACGAGTGGGCATTGGACTATTAGGAAAACAATAAATGGTGAAAGACATACATATGGTACTTATAAAACACTTGAAGATGCACAACATGAGAGAGATTATCTGGAACAGATAGGATGGGATTATGACAATATGTAATCATACATGAAACAGGTTAACAAAACTAGGAGGATAAAATCATGAAAAAAGAAACAAACCTAATCACAAAGGGAACATGCAGACAAATACTAAGACAAAACCACACCAACACAAGAATAACAAAACAAGCAATAAACGAACTACAGGAACTACTAAACGAAACAGCAACAATGGTAACAAACAGGGCACACAAACTACGACAACACAGAGGCAAACCCACACTCACCAG